TGGTGTATCCCATGCTGCCCACGGATAGATCGTATCATTAACATCCCACAACGTCCCTGTCGTTTCTGTATGCATATTTTGAACGGCACCGAACTTATGGTTATAAGAAGTCTTAGCGACAAGTCCTCTTGCTACCAATAACTTTATATCATCTGTCGTAGGAAAAAACTTTTGCATGTATTACTTCTTATTCATCGCTGATTGAGCAAAGTTAGCAGCACTGAATTCATGACGATGGACCAACTTTGTAGGTCTATTTTTATGTACAGCAACAAAACCTTCCGGCTTCGATGCCTTACCACCAATAGTATGTTTAAACTCTTGATGATTGTTTAGTGAATTTACCAACACGTTCTTCGCAGCCTGCAAATGATGATGAAGGTCTAATGTATTTTTAAAGTAATCAGCATTACGATCAATATGAGCTAACTTCCGGTGGTGTTTATCCGTATGCTGAGCAATAGTGGTCGGCGTCTTCAATTTAGACATCTTCTTGAAGTGTGTATCAGACAGGTGTGACTTATATCCTTCAATCGAAGGCGTCGTGCCAGTACGTACCGTGTGGTTGATATATGTCTTCAATGAAGTCTCATGGCCCATGTGGTGATCCATAGAGCGCTTCGGATTATACAGTTTCATTATATGATCGACGTGCTTATGATATTCATTCTGCTGAGCATCAGTATAATGACCAGTATCGTGTTTGATGTGCGTATCGATTACATGAACATCCTTGTGCTTAGGCATGTCATCAGTGCTCACACCGTAATGAGCTTTCATGCCATCAAACGTCTTGCCCTTATATTCAGTATGAACAGCAACGCCAATTTTAGAGTGTTTGATTGCTTTTCCGTGCTCAGAATCATGAGGCGTTGAGTATGTGATCGTATTTGGTTTGAAATGATATGATCCACCCTTAGAATGAACGTCCTCTGGTGTGTGCATAACATCAGCTTGATAGATCTTACCTTTCGGCGTAACCTTATGAAGGTGATCTAAAGCAATATGAAGTTTCTGAGCAAGACCAGGTGCATGACCATGGTTCTTTTCGATGTCTTCATGCGTATGATTGATTTTCGGAGTCTTATTGAATACAGACTTGGTACCGACGAAGAACTTACCATTTTCTGGATGATGGCCAAATACAATAGAAGGTGCACCATCATACTTCGTGGTCACATGAACAGGGCTCTTTTGACCTGCTAACGCATTATGAACACCATGCATAGTTGTTAGAGCATGCTTAATGCCCTCATGACCAGCATTGATGTGGTGGTCCTCAGCGTGCTCAAGGTGTGTCAACTTATCTTCAGTTGCATCCTTTGCTTCTACAATATAGCGCTTAAAACCAGAAATCATTTAGGGCTCTCTAATACTACGATAGTAATGTTCTTCGTGCCAAGCTGTTTGAGCTTGAGACTGAGGTCCATCGCTCGACCCTTTTCATACATTGATACGCGCTCATTATCTGGACTAGCCTTGAGTGCAGTGATCAGCTGTTGTTTGAATTTGATAGAGTCGTTGCGGTCCATCACCTATTTAGCTCCAACGTAGTTAGTGAACCCTATCTGTTTGCGAGGTAATGGAATATCATTCTCGAGTAGATAGTTTGCAATCGGAGCTTTACCGCGTGTATTTTTAAGATCTGGAGATAGATTAAAGAATGCTTGTGTCAGCTTCTTGTCGAGGAATGGATGACGTCCTTGCACAGAGGCGCGGAGCATTTGTATCTCTAGTGCTTGTAATGCATCTTCGAATACATCCCAATAGAAGTACTTCCATGGAAAAAATTCTTCTAGGTTGTATGGCCAGACCATCTGGCTATTGATTTTAGTATCGTAGTTGAATATCTCATCAGCACCAGCTCCGGTCAACATAACACGTGATTCGATTGCACTTGCCATGTCCTGAACAGTACCGTCAACTAGGATGTGTGATGCTCCTGTTCTGGAAATCAATGTGTTGCATACACGAGCATCTTCGAGATCGAGTGTCTTGACGTGAGTTATGGCATCAAACGAATATCCGCAATTATGTAAAGCAATTCCAATAGCGCTAGAATCATAACCGCAGCTGAGCAGTAACCCAGGAATTTCACTCCCGTCGACCACTCTCTTTTCAACGGCATCTTCGAATGCTTGTGTCCAACGGGTGTATACTTGTTCATTTTGGTTAAACCTCCATTGATGAAGAATGCACACAGCATTCATTCGACCACCATCGTACAACTCGTATAGAGTGTTCGGTTTGAGGCGGAACGACGTCTGATCGATTCTTTTAGTAGATAGGCACCACGAATCACCTTTAACCGTATGCCAACAAGAACGTGTTGCCCACGGATCAAGAAACATACGTAGCACTCTATCATGCTTATCATATATTGCAATGAAGAACTCACCGTCCAACTCATTAGTAAAATCATTGCCAATTCTACTATACAACTCGGTGATGTACTTAACCTCCGAATCATACAGACGATCGTAGTTATAAATCTCACCGATAAGGATCGTAACGTAACGATCGGTCTGATATGGTTGCGGAGTCATCTGACCAGTCATATGGAGTAGACGATGTGAGAACGTCACACCATCCACCGTTACCTGATCAGATGCGTCCGGTCCACCCTTCGCAAAGAGAAGTGGAAACCCATCATAACCTACTTGAAACGATTCAGGATCATTAGTGATCCTAAACACACACATTACAGTCCTAGAATATGAGTAGCACTTTTACCAGTCAACTGCTTGCCTGATCGCAACCAATCCTCAACTTGCGAGAAATAAAATGCAGCATCGTCCTTACCCGCACGCTCAAGAACCTCAGCCGAGCTCTTGAAGAATTCAAGCAGCTTGATTGAGCTGTTGCTATCATCGATCATAACAGCTGGCTTCCATTTGCCAGGACGTTGATTAGATATGTTCATCTTTGCTCTCCACACCATCAAACAAATCAGGCTGTGTACTGAAATCAAGATCCATCAACGCAAAATCGATTTTTGTAGACAACTCACGTGCAAGATCGCCATCACCGCGCTGCACTAAGAAATCAGCAAACTGATCGACGGTGTCACACCACTTAGCAATTTCAGTAATTGCACGCATATCCATCGACTGTTCAATTGGTTGTTCGTTTGACATAACGGTTCCTCTCATTTAATAAGCTAATTATCTCTTACGTAGGAAAAAAAGACAACAGGGAATTATGCCACGTGACTAGTGGGTCTTTCTGTATAATATGGATTTGGATCGAGGTCAGTCAGTACGTTTTGGCACAATCTCACATACAGACCTTTTTCTCGGCCATGTGCTTCGATTTCCCAAGGCTGGTCCCAATACTCGGTGGATGGTGGGATTCTTTTACCACACCATTTGGTCAACTGTTCGTTGATCTCACCAGTAGCGAACTGTTTGACGTGGACAAGTTCATGAGCGAGCGTCATGAAGATCATTCGTTCGTCTTGTTGAGAATTGATCTCTATGCAAAACTCACGAGGCTTACCGTTACGATTATGTTCCACCACTTCACACCAACCATCAGCAACATCAACCATCTTTTTGTTAAACTTGATGTTGATCAACATATGACGTTGAAGCTGGTGCGGTACCTTTAACAGCTTCATGATATATCCAGTAGCCAAAGCCAGACGTTTCTGCGTCCTTGGGCTTCTCACATTAGTAAAGGTTACAGCAAACATAAATTTATGTTTATTCTGAATCATGTTGCTCGGTAAGTTTTATATTCTCGTCGTATGCAATTGCTTGAAGAAGATCATATGGCATGTGAAGCAGTCTCCACAACAGTCCTAGGATTGTAGCACCTGAAATAAGGACTACGTTGACTGGCAGGTAGAAGGCCCACTGTCCTATGATTTTTAATTTCTTCATCAGCTAAAACTCTCGAACGTATTTCGGTTGAACTTACGGTTCTCTTGTCCCATACGCTCACCACTACCTGAGTTATCAAATACTGGTTTATCATCCATGACATCTTCTTGTGCATGTTGCTCGACATCATACAGACGCATCTTCGATCTGTCAACACCGATTACAAAACGCTTGTCACGCGTAGGGTCGCTGTAACGATTCTTCAATTGTTTAACCATTATCTGGTTCATCTCTTGAAGTTCATCCGTTGAGATTAGAGCAAACATAAAGTCTGCTGTAGCTGGAAGGCCAAACGATTCGGATGTGTCTTCTAAACCAATATCAGAACTACCAAAGCCAGAACGTGTGGTTTGGGTAGCTGATACAATTGGCACATCAAATTCAACTGCTAGGCCACGAAGCTCCTCAGCAATTGCTTTGACATACGTGTAGGAATTCACATTTGCGCCGTATCGTAATCTCGACGATGCACATATATTTAGATAATCCACATATATGATATCTGGCTCAAACTTCCGTTTCATCTTCAATTCACTTAATAAATGACGGAAATGAGCAGAACCAGCAGCTGCCGTTGGGTATTCCTTAATGATCAATTTACCTTTAGTAGTACCACGAAGACGTGCAATCTTTTTCTCGTAGACATCTTTTGGAAGTGTTTGAAGATCCTCTGTAGTTACGTTCAATAGATTGGCATCGATACGTTCTGCAATCTTTTCCTCTGCCATTTCCATCGTGATGTAGAGAACGTTTTGATTCTTTGTAAGGTTTGCAGCTGCACAATGACACATGAACAAAGACTTACCTACACCAGTGCCTGCAAGGATGATGTTCAAAGTCTTATTGGGCAGGCCACCTTTCGTGATACTATTGAAGTATTCAAGATCGAATGGAATACGCGCTTCTTTCTTATGGTAGAAAGCAAAGCGACTTTCAGCATCTTCCAATAAGTCGTGACCCACGTGCGTATCAAATGATACTGCAAGAGCGTCAGACAACATCTCTGGAATCATTCCCTTATCTTCTTGGGTCTTACCATCGAAGATAGAGATAGACTTCATGATCGCATTGTAGACAGCTCTGTCTTGACAGAACTTCTCAGTAGCATTGTCTAACCATTCACGATCATCAGTCTCAGATGGTTGATATCCTTCAACCTTCGACTTGAAGGTACTCATCTCATCATGAGACAGAGTCGTGTTGTTATCAGCCTCAATCAGAATTGCAGACTTTGATGGTACCTTGTTGTACTTGTTGAAGTACTCGCGGACTGTTGTGAAGATGAATCGTTGCGCACGGTCCTGGAAGTATTCCTCTTTTACAAAAGGTAGGACCTTACGAACGTACTCATCATCATGAAATAGTCCAGATAGGATTTTATCTTCGATCATGATGCACCGTACTTGAATTCTTTCTTAGCTGCTTCTTCTAACTGCTCCATTACTTCTGGCGTGAAGTATTTCTCAGGATCGGTGTTGATAGCTTTACCAAACACTTTCGAACCATCAGGCAGTTCATATCGAGTAGAAACCTTCTTAAAGATTTCATACTTCTCAGCTAAGTCAAGTAATCCATAGTAGCGGTCAAGACCTTTATCATAGGTCAGCAATACAGATACGTCTTTATTTTCCTTCGATAGGCGAGACTTATGCATCTTCACCTTAATGATGTTACCGATAATCTCATCACCATCTTTCTCTTTACGTTTAGAAAGATATGCAATAGTTGATGCAGCATACTTCAAACCAGTACCACCACCCATCTCTTTAGTAGGCACGTATGAACCTACCAATTCGTATACATGGTTAGTTACGATCATTGGCACTTGGACCTTAGCGAGCTTCAATGTCAAGGTACGGAACGTAGCTTTGATCACTTGCGCTTTGGTCATGTCACGTGTCTCTTTACCTTCGGTACTGTCTTCCAACTCTTTAGTGGTTGACAATAGACCCAAAGAGTCAAGAACCATCATCATTGGCGGACGTTCTTTCTCAGGCGTCGCTGCATACATATCAATAGTTTTGAGAGCATGCGTCCTAAACTTCTGAATAGTATCTGGTTCCGAGATAATAACTCGATTGACATCAATACCTCTTTCTTGCATCATTGTTTTGGTAACAGCAGCTTCGGTGTCGTAGTACATAACACCTGCTTCTGGGTTAGCATCTAAGAAGGCTTTGACGACCCCAAGAACGAAGAAAGTCTTACCAGTAGCGGACTCTCCTGCAAAAGCAGTAATTTTGTTATTAGGTACGCCACCATAGAGGCTACCTGAGATAGCAGCATTGAGGATGTAGCTACCAGTATCAATATGGCCCCCAAACTCAGCACTGCCAAGGCCGTCAGCGGCCAAAGAAGTATCTTCATCTTTGATTTGCTCCACAAGGTTTTTAAAAAAACTCATATCAACCAGATATCTGTAGCAACTTATGATTTGTACAGCTTCTGGATATAATCTTCGTACTTCTCAACATCATTCAAACGATTTGGCCAATGCAGAATTGGCTTTTCAGGATTCTTTTTCAGGTTGTTGAGTAACGGTTGAATTGAATTGAACATCTTGTCCAATTTTGCTTGGATGTGCTCAGCAGCTTCCGACGTCGTTGCAGCAGCCGATGCAGCTTCTTGTACAGCTTCAAGTTCAGTCTCATCAATTGCAGTGAAACCAAAATCAAAGTCGAAATCATCAAAAACTTCTTTTGTTGTTGCCATTAGAAAAAACTCTCCAAGGTTGATTGCTTTTCTGTCTGCCAACCAATCGCATCTAATATAGTTTTGATTGGTTCGAGGAAGCTCTTATCGAATTGTTTGTCACGATCAATATACGCTTCGAGCTCGAATTCCTTGGGCAGAACACCAGGTGATGAAATAACATTATCTCGTGCTGGATTAGGCATCTTTAAATAACAGAACTTGATCTTCTCGCCTTCACCAACCATTTCGTATTTGTTATTTAACTTTTTCTCGTTCAGCATATGGTTGTAAATCAATGCACCACGTACGTGGATCGGTGTGCCTTTACGATAGATTAACGAATAATCTTTGTATTTTGCAAGACCACGAACACTACGAGGGAATGCAACATCATCAAACGGCAACGTCAAGAACTTCTCACGGAATTCTTTGATGTACGTTTGAATGCCAGAATCATCAGGTGAATCCATAACGATCTGTAGAGCTTCTTTGATGGACTTACGACAAGCAGCTGGAGTAGATGAGCGCACAGCCTCAATGCCTTGCAGTTTCAACTTAGGTTCGGCGTAGCGAACGCCTTCGTTGTCCCACACATTGAGAATGTATCGTTTCTTAGCAGTCCAGATACCCTTGTTAGCAATTGCCTCACGCTTCATCTTCATCTTCTGATCGTAGGCG